CTTCTAATAGAACTTCTACAAGCCTTTCTTTTCCTACTTCGTCGAGAACAGTCATTACTTCGTCAAGAAACAGAACATTGATACGACTCGAAGATAGACTACTCATTAGGCGACGAATCGCTAAAAGAGTAGCAGTATTTACTCGTGCCAGTTCTCCACTCGAAAGTGCGAGAATGTCAATAATGTTTCCGTTATCTGTAATTTCAACATTCAACTTATCATTGTTGACTGCAAAATTCAGAGTAAAACGACCGTCTGAAAGTTCTGCGAGGTATTCGCTTGTTAATTCTTCCAGTTCCTTCACAAGATTTTCGATCTTGTATGCTATCAGTCCGTTCGTACTGAACGCTTTTTTGAGAATTTCAAGATTTCCACGCTTCTTCGAGATATCGGCGTGTCTTTCAGAAACTTCTGCAAGTTGTTCTTCAAACTCTGTAGTTTGTTCAGTAACAACCTGAATTCGAGCATTGTGAGCAGAACGACTTTCATTCTCCTTCTGTATTTTTGCGATTTCAGACTTTTGGTCTTCAAGTCGTGCTCGAACTTCTGAGAGACGCAGACGAAGAGTTTCTTCATCCACAAGCTCGGCAGGAAGCGAACTATCGACGGAGCGATACAAATCTTCCCACTCTTTCTGTCTTTCAGACTTTAGGCGAAACTTCTTGTTGTTTTCTTGAATTTCTTCAATTTTCTTCTGGATATCATTTTGTTTGTCTTGTCCGATTTTAATCTTTTCTTTCTCTTCCGAGATATGTTTCTCTTTAAAATCTTCGTCAACGGGTTGTTCGCACGTAGGACATACATTTTCCAGACTCTCCATCTTTTTGATGATTTTTTGTGAGAGACCGATTGACCCCGCTATAGCCCCGACTTCGGACTGCAAATCATCATACGAAAGAACTTCTGTAGCGTCAATTGCATTAATTTCACTAATATTAATCTCTTTCAGTAACTTTTTGTACTGATTATTTTGTGAGATTTGTCGATTCGTTGATGAAATATTTTTAATTTCAGCCATCAGACTACTGGCTTGCTCCTCATCTTCTTCCGAAATTTTCGGAAGATTTACAAGTTCTCTTGGGGTAGTATCGGTCAATCGATTATTTTCCAACCATTTTTCAATGGTGGATATACGACCTTCGAGATTTGAAAATTCTTGCTCGACCTCTCTTGAGGCTTCTTTAAAAATTTCAAACAGGTTTACATACTTCTCAAGCCCGAGCAAGTCGATGAGAAACTTTTTTCGATTTGCGTCGGTCGCTGTCAGAAAGTTTAAACTTGCGTTTGTATTCTGGTAGACAACCTGAGAGAATGTCTTGAAATCAATTCCAAGCACTTCCTGTATAGTTTTATAGGTATTGGTAGCCGTGTGACTACCAATGTCTTCCCCATTCTTTAGAAATTTTACTTTCAAAGAAGATTTCCTTTGAAGGTCAATTTCATACTCATCTTGTCCCTTTGAGAAAGAGATATAGATTGAGTATCCAGCGTTTAACTCTCGATTGGGAATATCTGCTTTTTTAATTCCTTTCGAGTTCTTGTTAAACAACACTTCTTCGAGTATTAGAGGGATTGAAGACTTACCGACCCCGTTACTGCCCAGAATCTGAGTCAGTTTCGTGGAGGATAAATCAAGTTCATTGTCCTCTCCATAAGAGAAACAATTACTCCACTTCAAGGTTTTTAGCGTAATCATTAAATATTCCTACTATATCTGGTATTTTATCTTCATTTATTTCTAATACGTAGAGAAGGTACTCTACAAGCTCCTCGCCAACCGTCAATTCTTTATCGAGAACTAACGTAGCTTCAGAACTTCGTCTTACTACTTTCTTATCAAGAAGCTCTGTAGAGCTTACTTTCGCAAGATCGCCCAGATCCCCTTCGAGTTCGTAGATTACGTGGTCATAAAGACCTGTAGTCATCTCGGAAGGGTCTGAGACGGTCTTACGGAGTAACTGTGGAAGTTCCAGCTTCTCCCAATGCCATTCCCAATCCGCGTCTGTTATCATTAGCACTCCCGTTTCCACCTTTGACCGATGAAAACTTGTAGTCATAGGACTACCAGGATATACTATGTTTCTCTGGCAGTTGGAATGCGAGTGCAGATCCCCCGCAAACACTACTGGAAACCGGCTAAAGCGGTCCAAATCGACCTCTGGAGTGACGTGAGGTGGAATTTCTCCACGAACGTGCGTGAATACTGGAAAATCCTTGTTTAGCATCTCTATCGAGTTTTTCTTGTGTAAATCACAATAAGGCAAAATGCTAAACCCTCTTTCGTCCTCGTATGCCTCATCAATTACGGTTACTTTAGGGTTAATAGAAGCTGTAACTTCCTTCAAAGCGGTAAAGAAGGTTTTATTCTTCTTCGTAGCTTCGTGATTACCGTCGTAAATCAGTGTTTCAATTTCACACTTCTTTACGAATGCAAAATATAATTCTAATTCCTCTATTGTTGGTACTCTGTCGAACAGGTCGCCGCCTATAATATGCACATCTGCATCTTCTTCCAGTAAATGAATCTGGTGAAAGAACGTATCATAGCGAGCACGCGCCCAGTTAATGGGCACGTTTTTCTGACCTAACTTAATATGCCAATCGGCAGAGAATAGAATATTCATTATGCAACGTCGAACTCGTCCTCAATGGATTCATCGGTGTTCTCGTCTGCACCAGCTCCACCAGCCATAATTCGCTCAAGAAGCTCCTTCTGTGCGTCGGGAGTGGGGCGAGGAAGTAGTTCGTCAATAGGTGTTGCACTAGCCACAACTGCCTGCTCTTCGTCGGAGAGAGGACGAATACCTTTTTGGCACTTCAGAGTTTGAAGAGTGTATTCGACGTTGTAGACATTTGGACCATTCTTCGTGCGCTTGAAGTGGATATCCCAACCGTTTTCAAGGTCGGTGGGGTCGCCCAAGTCTTCAGCAGCTACAAGAATCTGGTCCATCAACTTCTTCTTGAGATTGAATACTTTTGCTTTGCCATCGGTGGGGTCGATGCACTGTACAGAGTAGGACCAGCCACACTTGAGGTCGGGATAATACTCACGAACCCAATCTTTTTCAACATTTACAAAAGCTTCTTTCTGTCGGTCAAAAGATAAGCACTCCATAGGAATGTTTTTGTCATTCTCACCTTTTACCCAATAGATATAACGGGGCAACAAATCGCCAAAAAGACGAACACAGTTGTCACCGTTCTTATAAGTGTATTGCTCAAGAGACGACTTTTTAGCGCCGCCAGCAGAAGAAGTAAATTTAATACCCATAGTTTTTTCCTTTTTTAATGCGTGACTTCTTCCCAGCAGAAGAATATTTCATCGTCCACTCGGGTAAGTAGCCTGTGGTTGTCAATAAGTTCTGTCCTAACCGGCGAGAGTGCCAAATTAAGACTAGTCTTTCCTGTGGCTTGATACTCAGCATAGCTGCGAAAACTAGCCAGTGCCACATACTGTGCTAGTTCAGTATCTCCGAACTTGCTTCGGTTAGTTATGATTTTTTCTGGGTGCAGAAGGAAGCTATCGCCGGTCCAGTCAACCTGAGTCCAGCGATTAATGCTGTCCCACCGATTTCTCGGTAGCTGTGGAAATGTTAGATATGCGATTAAACTAACGATGTCGGAGGAAGAGCCCTCCAACTTTCGATACATTCTCGCCCAGTTATAAAAAATCACTATAATTCTCGAAGTCAAGGAGTATATTATACAGGAAACATCTTCCTTTGTCAAGAATTATTTTTCTCACATGTCTTTAAAGAATACATTATACTTCTGTTGCAGATAGTGTCCTAAGCGTAACTTTGCTTGCTTTTCAGCAGTCTTGCCTTTTAGATTTATGTCTACAACTACAGGATCTTGTTTTCCTGGATGTTCACGAATTACTCGACCGATTAACTGTGTAAGAAGGGGTGTGTTGTTTACTGGAGTTGCGAGAATAAGGCAACTCAAAGGATTTACACTGATACCTTCCGAAAAAATACTCTGTGTTCCGAGAAGTATATCTACTTTTCCTTCCTGCACTTTCTTTATCTTTTCTTCTCTTTCTGCAAGAGATACTTCACCTGTAATTAGCTCACAGTATTCTCCGAGAGTTTCTTTTATTCTCTTTAGAAAATATACTCGATCTGAGAGAAGTAATACTTTATGTCCCTGCTTTCGATAAGCGGCGGCAAGAAAACATATTAACTTCCCATACTCTTCCTGCGATACTAGGTCATTGATACGGTTCGCCCAAGGAATTTTTGCGCCATCCATAAATCGTATTTTTGTTTGAATTACATCTACAGAAGGCTCCATGTAGTTTTCTTTTGGTGGTGTAAACTTTGTATGCCCGAAGTAGTCTGGCAACATTACGTGTCGCCCATCTTTTCTTTCGACCGTACCAGATAACCCAATCTTGTAGCGAGCGTAACTCGAATCTACAAGACGATTAAAAGTATTGGCTGGAATATGGTGACACTCATCTACAATAAGAGTTCCAAAGCTTTTACATATTTTCTCTCGTATTTTATAGAGTGTTTGTATGTTTCCAACTACTATTGGAGCATCGATCTCGTGCCTACCAGAACCTACAACTCCTGGGGAGATTCCGAATACTTTCTGTATTTCTTTCTCCCACTGAGTTCGTAGTGCTACTGTGTGCGTAATAATAAGAGTTTTTTGCCCAAGTTTTTTAGCAATTGCTAAAGCTGTAAAAGTCTTTCCCCAGGATACAAAAGCATTGATAACAGCATTGTCATTCAGTTTGTTGTAGACTTCCTGTTGACTTTCCCGAAGTTCGTAACGAAACTCTGGAAATTCGACAGGAAGTTCTACTCTTTTATCTTTTACTTCGTATCCTTCAGGTATAAGATCAGTTCTTCCAACAGGAATAGATACTAGACCACTGGTTAGTTTTCTAGCATTTTTAATTATCTGTGGTGGTTTATCACGACGATAACTTTCTATTCTATATGTAAGAGCCTTATCAAGTTCTGTAAAAATTGAAGGCTCTATATCCATATATATTCTGTTCGAAATTATAGCTTTCACGGAAGACTTTTAGTCCACATTTCTGATTCTAGTTTACGTTGTCTTTTTT